ACTAGTAGCAGCAGTGTAAGTGAATACAGTGGAGCTTGATACAGTAACTTTATATGTACCACTAACAGCTGTACCACTTGTAACTATTACATTAACAAGATCGTTGTTAGAAAGACCATGATTAGCTGGTGTAGTCACAGTAACTGTTGTACCAGACTGGCTATATGTGCTAGCAGTACCAATACTAGTTTGTACATACTTCAGATAGAAGTCATCTTTATCAGCTGATGTATTATTAATTTTAACTACTTGACCATTAACTGCTTGTTCAGGAAGACTAGAGAATGTATTAACGGAATCTTGGAATACACGTAAGTCCTTACCCGTAGGTCCAGCCTCACCTGTTACAGTAGTGGAAGAGCTAAATGTCAAATAAATTGTATTATCAATAATGGTTTTTGTAGCATAACCAGTAGTGATAGCATTTAAGATTCCTTCCATCACTTGATCTAGTGTCAACTTACCAGAGTTAGATGATGGTGTTGTGTACGTAAAGGACCGTGTACCAATCGTGACTTTATAAGTAATATCGTGATCTACAGCAGTAACAACAATAGTAGCTTGCCTGTTTGCGTTAAACGTAGGAGCAGCTTTAGCAGTTACTGTCTTTTCACTATTGACTACATAAGTAAAATCATTGATTGTGAGAGTTTTGATGCTGCGATAATCAGTAGCAGTTAGGTAACTCTCAATAGATGCTTGCTTACCAGCTGGATAAGATACAGTAGCAGCAGCTCCAGTTAATAGGTTCCATACTTTAGGTACACCAGCAGAAGAAATAGTAGCTACATACTTCTCTTGGTTATCACGAAAGATACTAAACCATGAAGCAGAATCAGCAGTATTAGCTGTAAGACTAGCAAGTCTACCAAGAAACTTACCACCAGGCCTCTTAAGTAAACCAAGCGTAATATCAGGGTAACTGTTAAGAGCATCTTTGACTTGACCCAACAGCATCTTTTCATCAGCCTGTTGGGAAACACCACCAATGAAGCTAGGTATACGTTGAGAAACTGAAGTCATCGTGCAAGTGCCTTAAATGGTTTATAGCTACTGTAGAACCCTTCACCTTGTTTGAAGCCAAACATAGTGTAATCACCTTCATTACATTCATATTCCATCACATTAGCTCTACGCCATGTTTCAAATGAAGCCAATGTTTGAGTTAAGTTTACATCACCAACTAATCGAATTGCACAACGTGTTGCAGCTCGTGATATGATGTAATCCTTGAATACTTGTGGTAGATCAACGAAGTCATAATACCAGACCACATCTACCTTGTAGGTTTTAGTTGTATCCCAGACATCTGTATGACCGATCTTATCATATAGTCTACCATTTCTTACAACAGTATCGAAGTCACTGTTTTCAAATATACTACTTAAGTCAATTTGTAGCATACTACCAGTCACTGATAGATAGCCATTAGAATCAGGAGTAAATGGATATTCAACCTCTCGGTTAAATGCCCACCCCTCTGCCTGTACCTCCCGAGAGACTTGCATTAAGGTCTCATATGCAATTGCAACTTCCGGGTTGATTACAGCTTCGACAGTAGAGCCATCCTCATAGGTGACGGTCTGTGCCTCAATGGTGGTAACAGGCGCCTGACCAATAGACGCCAGAATTTCATTAACAGCTTGTAGCTCAGCCTGAGCGTTATTGGTATACGGCATAACGATGACGTTATAAAAGAATTAAAAAAAAGGGACCCCAGTGAAGGGATCCCAATTGCTATAAATTAAGCAGCAGTACGGCTAGCATCAAGTGCCGGAGAATCGGCCTCAACACCAACGTATGCAGTACGAAGACACTGAGTCTCCGAGAATACACCAGAAGCGGTGCTAGTGCCATTAGTACGGGACACCGAACGACGAACAGCGTGGTTGTCAGAGACAGCCAGATCACCGTTATCAGAATAGGTAGAACCATAAGCACCAGTTACAGTGCGGGTAGCGAAGTTAACGTTACCAGCAACACCGCCACCACCAGCAGCGGTAGTAGGATTAGCCATGATCAGAAGTACCGATATTCAAGGAAAGAACCAGCACGAATAGAAGTGGCGCTAGCAGTAGAAGTCTTTTGAGCGAACTTAAAGAGGATCTCACCAGCAGTGCTTCCGTTATGCAGAATACCAGTAATACGGATGAAACCATCAGTATTAGCAGCACCCAGCAGATCGATAGTACCTTCAGCAGTGGCAAGAGCCAGGTCAAAGGCAGTATCATCGGGAGCCATACCTTCCGTTACCTGACGGTAAAGGGTAGGCGAGGCAGGCACATCAACAGTGTAGGAGATATCTGCAGCAGTAGCTGTAGTATAGAACAGGTTATAACGGAACAGAACCCGCTCATTAATTCCAATGGGAATAGTGAGTTGGGGAACTGTGGTAAGAGCAGTGCTGCTAGTAACGGATTGGATAGAATCCACAACCCGGCTAAGCTGCATAACATCGGGCTGGTATACAATACCCGATGCACCATTAAGAGTAGGCATAATTTGTGTTCCTAAATAAAATTATCAAGTAGCATACGGCAGGTTGCCATCAGCGTCATCAGTTTTAGCCTTTGTGTTGGGAGATACAGCCCGACCATATTCCACCGCAGTAGGAGGATTAAAGGTATCAGACCGCTCAATAGAACCAATAGCATTCAGCTCATTTTGAATGACAGCAGTACCAGGAATAATAGACATAGGTCTACTCCCTTATCAGGAACGTGCCGACTGCAGCTCAATAGCAGCAGCAGGGTTCAGAGTACCACAGCCCATAGCAAGACGACCCACGATCAGATCACCTTGATACATCACAGAAACATCACCAGAGGTGGTCTGTACAGAAGGAGCGATAGCCTCTACAACACCAGCAGCATCTTTATGATAAATCAGACCACAGTGGGTGCTGAAGTCACCGCTGTAATCATTGTTCTCACCGCTAACACGGGGAACAGTAGAACCAACAGCATTAGCCAGGAAGGGCAGGTTGTTAGAACGCTTGATAGGAATACCAGCGATCTCATACAAGCCTTCACCAGACTGCAGGTTACCAGAGGTGTTACCGTAGTCACGGTTGAGAATGTTAGAAGACACCTGGCTGATCAGTGCATAGTACTGACGCGGGGACAGTACAGCCATACGACCTTGCTTAGGCAGATTCTTCTCATCCATGATGGAAGCAGCTTCAAAGAAAGCATCAACAAGTGCCTGAGCATCATACTCTTTATTAGCACCCAGTTGGATCACCGAACCGCCGGGCTCAGGGCCAGGAGCAGCAGTGATGGGGTGAGCTTCACGAGCAGACTTAGCGATCTGACGGAAGATCTTCTTATCATAGCTTTCAGCCAAAGCGTGGCCGATTTTTTTCGCGATCTCGCTCCGCAGCGAGTAGTGCGCAAGAGTCTCATCGAGATCATAGACGAATGCAGAGCTGATCAGCAGGTCGTCGCAGATGATAGTCTTCTCTGCCACCGGGGGATCACCACTACCAAGGATAGGGGTGCCAGGTGTATGATAGCCAGCTTGCATACGGCCAGTAAAGATGAACTGCATTGCTTTGCCGTTCTTAAGAGTGCGGCTTTGCACAGTTCCTTTAGCCATCGTGGCCGATTCATAAGCCTTAAACATCTCACCAGAGAAGAGTTTAAGGTAGGTAGCGTACTTAGTATCATAAGCACGCGAACCAGCGGTATCGCTAACAGCTTTGTTAAGCGTACCGAGTACGGTTTGAGTTACGTTAGACATGAAAGTAGAGAGTAAGTGTTATTTATCTCTCCAAAGCTTTGGATTTATTAAATCAATTATTGTTTGTGTGGTCTCTCCCACCGTCATGACTAAAGGGTGTCGGTCGTAACCGGCCAATAGTCAAGAGGAACAGGGTCCGACACTGAGGTGCCCTGCTCCAACCACATTGCTGTGGATTTCAGCCCGAGTTAGCGGGAACTATTTCTTCGCAGTCTTAGCTGCTTGTTTAAATTGTTTAGCTGTAGGAGCACCAGCAGAACCAGGCTTCCTCATCTTTTCACCACTACCAGATGCAATACGCATCCGCTTAGCGTGAATGTTAGCATATAGTCCAGGCTTAGCCATTAGCCAATCACCGGAGCTACCAGGGCTACTGGAGTGTTCTCAACACTAGCAAGATCAAGTGGGAAGTTATGAGCATTACGCTCATGCATTACTTCAAACCCAAGACCAGCACGGTTAAGGATATCAGCCCATGTGTTAATCACTTTCCCGTCAGACGAGATAAGAGATTGGTTAAAGTTGAAACCATTAAGATTGAAAGCCATGGTCGAAACGCCCAAAGCAGCAAACCAGATACCAACAACAGGCCAAGCAGCAAGGAAGAAATGAAGGCTACGGCTATTATTGAAAGATGCATATTGGAAGATCAAACGTCCAAAGTAACCATGAGCAGCTACAATGTTATAGGTCTCTTCCTCTTGCCCAAACTTGTAACCATAGTTCTGGCTTTCCTGTTCAGTTGTTTCACGAACAAGACTAGAGGTAACCAGCGAACCATGCATTGCACTGAATAGCGACCCACCGAACACACCAGCAACGCCAAGCATGTGGAAGGGGTGCATGAGAATGTTATGCTCGGCTTGGAAGACAAGCATGTAGTTGAAGGTTCCCGAAATACCCAAAGGCATAGCATCGGAAAACGAACCTTGGCCAAACGGATAGACGAGGAAGACAGCGGACGCTGCTGCGACAGGAGCACTGTATGCAACACAAATCCAAGGCCTCATTCCTAGTCGATAGCTAAGTTCCCACTCTCGTCCCATGTAAGCATAGACGCCAATGAGGAAGTGGAAGACGACGAGCTGGAAAGGGCCGCCGTTGTAGAGCCATTCATCAAGTGAATTAGCTTCCCAAATTGGGTAGAAGTGTAGTCCGATGGCATTGCT